TATCTACAAAAGTCCACAGAACATATACAGCACAGTAGAAGAGTAGGAACAAGCGAAAAGAGTAGTCTAACACAGGATGCAATGCAATAGAAAAGATTACAAAGACATTTGAGTAATAGATAAATAATTTTTTAGTGTTTAGTTTGCGTTTTTTAGTGTTTTTCATTTTTTATTTCTCCATTAAAATTTTTTTAATAACTATTGCCGTTTCCATTGCGTCACTTGCTTCATAAAATTTCCCCTTATGGAAAATACCTTTGTAACCATTCCAAAAGTTTTTATTAAGGTGATAACTTAAATAGCCACAAAGTTGAAATATACTATCATCTTTACCAAAAGTAAGTATAGCTTCCTTAGTACCTCCCACAAGGTAAATACAAGCTTTCTTTTTATAAATAACTAATCTTAACATTTTAATTTCTCCTATGATTTTAATTTATTGTATCTTTGTCTGAGTAGTAAATATCACCTATTTTATAAAGGTCATAATCACTAGGGTGTACGTGTATTTTGTGTTCTTTTTGTGTTTGAGAATCCCACAAGATGAATTGTAAGTATTCTCCGTCATCAGTCTTCCCTACAATTTCACAGTCTGAAGGATTAGGGTTTTTCACTATAGTTTCTTGTTTTTCTTTCTCTAATCTATCATAGACATTAGACAAGTCGTTACCAGCCTTGAAAATGAACATTATAGCAAATGTACTGAAGAAAATTCCTATGTATAGGATATTCAGTAGAATCCTGTTAAATCTTTCCATGATATACCTTTCCGATTATAGATAACTTCCAAACATTTTCGGCTACTGTAATAACTAACTTGCTCTTTTTGGCTTCTGACCAAATAACAAGCTTGTGATCTCCATTTTCAATATAAGCATCTAGAATCTGCTTGTCCTTAAGTGTGTAGTTTTGAACAAATTCCTGCTTTTCTTGCTCTTTTTGTGTAAAAGTGGTTACTTTGACAAGTGTGTAGATATTTAAACCTAACACACAAGCTAGTAAAGTGGTGAATAGTGCTTTTTTCATGGTTTTCTCCTTAAATGATGAAGTCTGTAAGCTCTTTTTTGCCTACAAATTGAACTTTTGTAACAAATTGATCTGTAGAAGGTTTGTAGCTAACATAGAAGTCATTTCGTCCACAATAGTTAAATAATTGAACAAGTGCATCACGGTCACTTTTACTTTGTCCATAGATATGGGCTACTAGTGGGAAAGTACTGAATTGTTCTAATGTAACAATATTAGTTCCCCAATGGTCAAGCTCAAATACATCTGTATCTTTGTTGTAACGTGCTTGCCATTGGCTTTCTAGCTCTCCATAGCCATAACCTAGCCACATTCTAGCATTTTTGTTTGCATAACCCTTAGATACTGCTTTTTCAATGATATTTTGTAGTGTTTTAGACATTTTTATTTCTCCTATATTTTAAATTTAAATTAAAGTGTAACCGTTGTTCCCAAGTTACCAAGGCGATTGTATAAGTTAGTTTTCAAACCATCTTCTCAGGATAGCTAGAAAGCTGTTTTTATCCACAGATGAACCTATTTTCTTACCCCAATGATCCAAGATATAGATATCTGCTTCTTGACCTTCTAGGGCTTTATATAGCTTATTATAAGCTTGAATGCTATTGTTAGTAGAAAGTAAAGTCTCTTTTTCAGTAAAGACTGTTACTTTCTCCTTAGAAATTGAAACATTTAAGAATGTAAGCTTTTTATACTCTCCCATTTTTAAGAGCCTCCTGAAATTCATCTGGGTTAAGCTCAATGTAACCAAGGGTTTTCTTGTGTTCAAAAATTCGCTTAACTTCTTTTTGAGTAGTGTTTTCTAATACAAAGTAGTTTGCCCAGCGTGGAGTAGCTACAGTTGAAGCTGTCCATCCTGTAAACATTGTATTATTTTCAATATCCACAAGTAGGAAGAATCTTGATCCATAAGTGTTGTACTTACTGATGTAAAGTTCTGCGCTGTTGTAATTAAATTTATAGGTCATTTTACCTATCTCCTTAAGATTTTAATAGTGAGATAATTGAGCTTTGCTCAATTTTTGGCTTGTCTCACAAGTCCTATGCTCCTTATCCTAAGAAGGTAGTAACTTGAATCTTGATAGCTCCTAGGTTGTATCTCTCTCAACCTTATGTATTAATTATATCACTACAAGAAATAAAAGTCAACCCTTTTTTGTTAATTTTTTTAATCTATTTTAAAATTTTTTAGCTTTTTAGTAATTATATTTTTAATTTTATCTATTCATAATTAGAAAGTAAGTGAGCAAGAAAGAGGAAGAAAGAAAGAAGAAAAGAAAGAAAGATAATGCTTGTAAAGTAAACCCCTTTTTGATATAATATAGGAAAAGAAAGATTCATTAAGGAGAATGATAATAATGGTAAAGATTATTGAAATAAGCAATAGCTTCAACCAATCTATCAGGATTGAAGGAAACAAGCTCACCTATAAGGAAGGTAGAAAGAAGAGGACTTCTGTACTCTACTCTTATATGGTAGATGAAGAAGACCTTATACTTATTACAGGAGGTAACAGCTATCATATTATTATTGATAATGCTTCTATGTACAGTAGACATATCAAGGAAGCTATCCATCAAATAGAGGGAGATAAGGTAGTATTATTTAGTAAGTGGTCTATAGGCAAGAGGTTTAGAGATTAGGCAATCATTTAATGGTTGCTTTTTTGTATGGATGAATGAGAGGGTATAGTATACAGTTAGGATAGGATAGTTAAGGAGGGTTAAGAAAGTAA